CCGGTGTTTCCGGAGCAGGGCAGCTATGGTTTTCTGCATTTGTGGATCGAGGCTGTCGGCAGCGCGTTCTTCCTTGGTGTCGGCCTTGTAGACGGCTAACTCCTCGGCTACGCGGGACAGCGTTTTATCTGGGTCTTCTGCGGCTAGGTAGGCGGAGGTCGCTTCGCGGATCAGTGAACTGACATTCGTCTGCTTTGCTGCGGCCAAAAGGCGCAGCGCAGAGGAGGTCATTTTACTCTCTACGTAGCTCACTCGTTCAGTGCCGGCCTTCAGACGGCCGTGTTTTGTTGTGCTCATGGTTATTTGGGTTCTTTCTTTCTCTATGTTCGACAACGAACATGCGTGGTTGTTCACCATTTTATTAAAGAGGACAAGCCGTTTTCTTCCGCATAAGCCCGCACCACTATCGGTGTGATATTAAACCATTCGTCAGCTTCCGCCGTGGTCACGAGGCCGCGGTAGTGCTTTTGCAGGGTCTTCGGGCTGTTACCCGCGAGGTAGGAGGTCTCGTTGGCGTTGCGGTATTTGGCATAGTGGTAGGTGCAGAACGAGTGCCGGAGCACATTGTTCTTCCACTCAACCCCGACGGCTGAGAGCCGAGCCTTGTTCCGGCTCAGTGCCGCCACCCGGCGGTGGCTAGTCAGGCGACCCTCCTCGGGGATCTCGGCGACTGCGAGCCAGGCTTTCATCTGGTCGGTGATGTCCAAAGTCCGGCGAGCCGCAGTCTTGGCGATCGTCTCATCGATGACCGCATGATGCTCATCGAACTTGAGTTGAGCCGCCGTCATCCGCTGGAACTCTGCCCGACGCGAACCGGCGAATGCCATCGTCGCGATGTAGGGGATCTCGTCCGGCTTGGCGATCAGGAGGAGGTGCATAAGCTCCCAAGGCTTGAAGGTCGGCACCACTCTGCGGTCGAGGGAGGGGAGAGCTAGGTCCGCGGTGATGGAGTCGGCGTCCTTACCGAGGTAGCCCTTTTTCTTGGCGAACTTTTCCATCATCTGCCAGTGGCGCACCAGATTGCGGTAAGTGAATGGCGACCACTCACCCTTGCTGATGTAGCCCTGGAATTCCTCGTGGGTCACACTGTTGAGTTGCCGGTGGCCGATCCAGCGCCGGATGTGGTTTGAATCGGTCGAGAGCCCGTTGAGGTAGGACTTCGAAAGCCCCTTCAATTTCTGTCGCTCCCGCATCGCTTCGACGAATTCGACCGACACCTCTTTTACTGTCCTCCGACCAGCCCCGATCGGGTTCTTGGCCACGTATTGTTCCACGGCTTCGAGCAAGCGACTTTTCCCGCCCGCTTTGCGTAAACACTCCCGAAGGAATAGATTATCCTCCGGATGAATTGTAGTTCTCTCGCCGAGGGCGCTGGCCAAGTCAGTGACGATCCTTTGAGCCTCCTCTATCGCTTTGTCGCGTTTGGCGAAGACGCGCCTCATCGTCTTCCGCCCCACCTTCCAGCGGATGAGGAACTGGCGGTAAGCTCCATTGCGGACCTTGGCGATGTGCGCCTTGGCCCCATTGAGCCGGACGACAACGCCCTCGTTTCGGGTGTCAGTAATTTCGATTTTCATGCTTGTTAATTGTGACCAGATTTTGTGTCAAAATGTTCAAAAATATTCATAAGCGCATAATAATATCGAAAATGATAATAGGCGGAACTTCGCCGATAACAGAGTAAATCGAGTGACTTACAGAAGTTAAATAATCCCCTAAACCCGTAAATTCGAACCCGTGCTACGGTTGTCATAAAGTGTTGGTAATGAGGTGACTGCGAAATATCAAAAACGATTGTGTCCGCTTGTATAACTCTGTAGCAGAAAAATTTCCAAAATGACCCCGATTTTTGCCTCCGATGCCACGACTCCTCCGGTCGGATACCGACTTAAATACGGGGTCTATTTTGTGCCGGGGACGGCTGATTGGGCGATCGAGCTTTACTGCTTCGTGAACCGTGACCGGCGGTCGCCGGAGTTGTTGCCGATCGAAGAGCACTTCAAAAACGCGGCTCAGATTTTCTTCAATAAGAAAACTGAGAACTTTATTTGGCACCCTTGGGCCGATGACATGTTGTATGAGTGCTGTCACAATAAGTTCGTCGGTTTCGCAGGCTGCGGTTCGTCCGGCAAGTCGGAATTCATGGCCATCTGGGCTCTCCTGAATTGGATGGCCGCGCCGTTCCACACGCTTTCGCTCGTTACCTCCACGAGCATCCGTGACGCCAAGAAGCGCGTCTGGGGTGCCATCCAGCGTTACTGGCCGTGCATCAAGCCCGTGGCTCCAGGGAAGCTCGCGGATACTCCGACTCCGGCCATCTACACGATCCGCAACGGGGAGAGGATGGAGCAGGCGGGGGTTTACTTGATTCCGGCCGAGGCGAAGAAGACCAGCGAGGTGACGGGTAAGATGCGAGGCATGAAGGCTCCGCGGGTCATCGTCGCGGCCGACGAGTTGAGCGAGTTGGGTCATGCCTTCCTCGACACCGCGATGTCCAACCTCTCGAACAACCCGTTTCTCCACATCTGTGCGGCGGCGAACCCTGTCTCCTACTACGATCCCTTCGGGCGCTTCGTCGAGCCGATCAACGGTTGGGGGAGCATTACGGTCAATGACGAGAAGTGGGAGACCAAGCTGGGTGGGGTTTGTCTGCACCTCGATGCCCTCAAGAATCCGAACTACTTGGCCGGCGAAAACAAATGGCCGATCCAGAAATGGGAAAAAATCGACGAGGCCCGTGAGCGACTCGGTGAGGACAATCCAATCTTTTGGAGAGACTACAGAGGTTTTTGGCCACCGCAGGCGGTCAGCAAAGCCATCTATTCCGAGGCCGAGATCATCCGCTTCCAAGCCGATCAGAAGCCGATCTGGAGGGGCCGCGCCGAACGTATTGTCGGCATCGACCCCTCGTTCGTGAGCGGCGGGGATAGGTGTGTCATTTATTTGGGCTCGTTTGGCCAGAACAAAGATGGCGTCGATCAGGTTTCCTTCGACGAGTTCCACTACCTCGACGAAGAGGCCAGCAACCCCGAGCCGCGAACTTTCCAGATCGCCAAGAAAATCAAAGACATCGTGGTCAAAGCTGGGGTGCCGTGGCGCAACATCGGGGTCGATGTGACGGGCGGCGGTGTGCCCTTCTGCGATGCGATGGCCACAGTCTGCGGGTCGAACGAGTTCCTCCGGGTTCACTTCGGCGGGGCTCCTTCGGGTCGATCGCTCTCGGCTTACGATGCGACCGCGGCCCAGGACAAGTATGTCAACCGCGTGACCGAGCTTTGGTTCGGCGCGAAGGAGTTTTTGCAGAATGGTCAGTTGCGGGGGATCGGGCCGGATCTGGCTCGGGAGATGACCAGTCGGAACTACGACACACGTAAGTCCGGATCGATGAAGGTGGTCGTCGAGTCGAAGACCGACATGAAGGCCAGGATCGGCCGATCGCCCGACGTAGCCGATGCGGCGTTCGTCATGCTCGATGTTGTTCGCGAACGGTTCGGGCTGCGTCCTCCCCAAGAGACTGGGGGGAGTCGCCGCGGGATGAGCAGTTGGAAGTCGACGATGACTTCGAAGTATGCCCCGCGGCGGTCGGGTCAGTTGCTCCAGTCTTTTTGAAGCGGTATCATAACAGCATAACAATGTCGTATCGCGTCACAGTTGAGGAGTTGCGGAAGAATGCACCACCGCTGCGGATGATTTCGCTGACCGCACCGGATTGGCTTCAGGCCGTTGATGCGGTGACCGAGGTGTTGTCCAAGGAGGACACTATGTTCCAAGAGGACGAGACCGAAACACGCGAAGAAGCTAACGACGATTGGGTATAATGCCGCTGGGAACTTCATACGGGTATCCGGTCAAGACAGCCGACGAACTCGGGCTGACCGAGTGGTTTCGTAAGAACACAAACACCGCAGGCATGGCTTGGGGCGCAGGACTCAATGGAAGTGACCCCAAAGAGCCGCGGGTAATCGTGGCCAATCCGTTCAACCGTAACATGGCTGACCCGAACAAGATGCAGGGTCTTCTCAAGATTGAAGCGGCCATGCATTTGATGGACGAGACCGGATACGCGCCTGAGTTTGAGCTTTCCGAAGAGCAGCAGGAGTGGCGCAAAAAAGAGTTTGGCAAAGACGCGGCGAGCAAGGCTTACGCGGAAGATGATATTGCGTTCAAGAGGTCGATCATCTCGCGGATCGGGGTCGATAAAGTTTCAGGTGTTACGCCGGAGCAGAAAGCCGAAGCGGACCGGATCAATGCGATTTTAGACGAGCGGGAGAATCCGGACTTTGTGAAGTCTATAATGAGCAATTTAGGCCCAGAGATTAACGCAGCGCAGTCATTTTTGGACGACTGGTATGACCGCCGCAAAATAACAGATCCACACATCCAAGAGGGACTGGATAAAGACGCGCCGTATATAGAAGAAAACTTACAGAAGCCACCAAAAGTAGAAATTCAGAAGGAGATCGACGGCGATCCAAGAATAACGGGGCAATACCTACGGGATGAAGGCCGTCTTCTGATGACTCCTAACGCGGACAGTTCCGTGCCACTCCATGAGTTGACGCATCATGTGAATCAAGCAGGACTCGGAGGCGGCTTTATGAGGACCATACATAAAGACATTGTCGCCAACGAAATTAAACCCAAAGACCAGCAGAAAGGCGTCTATAAGGACAAGTTTGATTACTTTGCTAATCCAGATGAAGTCCATGCGCGGATAATGGTGCTTCGTCAGCAAGCTGGTTTTCAGCCGGACAAGACCATTACGGAGCAGGATTTGGAGGGGTTTTTACAGGACTACGACGGCAATAACGACAATATCAATGATCTACTTGAGATGTCCAAAGGAAGAAAAAGCATCCTTAACATGCTAAATTTCATGGCGTCTGTTCCCAGAGACCGAAGCACTCTAACAGCGTGAATTATTTCCACTCCGGAGATTTGGGAGATGTGCTCTACGCCTTACCCTCGATGAGGGAACTCGGGCGCGGGGATCTTTATCTCAACTCACGTCCTTGGACGGCGAAGATGACCGAGCAAAGGGCGGCGGTGTTGCGTCCACTCCTCGAAGCCCAAGAGTATGTCGGCAAGGTGATTCACGGGGATGCGCCGGCCAACGAGCACTGCGTCAATTTCTCCACGTTCCGTAATGGCGGGCTAATCTACGGGGTCAGCCTGATGGAATTGCAAAGCGATTGGGTCAATGCCAACGCGGTGCCCGATCCTTGGCTGAAAGTTTCCCCCTCGGCGCGGGCACGGGGGCGGGTCGTCTGTCATCGCAGCCCGCGCTACCACAACCCTTACTTCCGGTGGGATCTGATCGGTGAAAAACTCGGCACGAAGATGCTCTTTGTCGGGATGCCGCACGAGGTCGAGGAACTGCGACGGGTGACCAAGGTTCATGCCGAGTATGCCATCACCAACGACTACCTCGAACTGGCCAAGCTGATCGCGGGGGCGGATCTCTTTATCGGCAACCAGTCGAGCCCGATGGGCTTGGCTATTGGACTTGGAGTGCCGTTTATTCAAGAGACGTGCTTGTGGACCCCGGATTGTCTCTACCCCCGCAAAGACGGCACCTATTGTTATGACGGTGGGATATCCCACCTAGAGATCCCGCCGTTCATTCCTCCGCCGGATGTCGACCGCAATGTGCTCCCGCCCGGAGATTGGCAAGTGGTCTCACGCAGCACGGGCGAGCGTGTCACACTCAAGAGCCACCGTGCCGCGACCCGCCACCTCCACAAGACCGACCGCTATTCCACCGAAGAACAAGCGGCTCAAGAAGTCGATCGGCAGAATGCACTCCGCATTCCGCATCTGGTCCGACGCAACTCGACCTTTGAAATCTTCGGCAAGGTGGCACCTTTAGTCCACGCCGTTGCTGCATGACTGACTGCGAAAAAGGCACCTCGGCCGAGGTAAGGTTTATTTTTGAAGCCGATGGGCGTGGCTGGAAAGTCTACGTGCCGCTCGGTCATGCCCATGCCGCCGACCTCATCATTCATTACCCTCCCTATCTCCCTGTCTGTGTCCAAGTAAAGACGGCGACTTATTATCCGGATCGCGATGCTTACGGGATCAGCAGCAGTCGCGGTCAGAAATGTAAGCAGACTTATGCTCGCGGCGACTTCCAGATTCTCGCCG